AAAACTCTGACAAGGAATTAGGAGATGGTTGCGGTCGTTTAATGTGGTTAGCTTGGGGTGGCGATGCTGGAGTAGAATGGGCGCAAAGAAAGTTAGAACAAATACGTAATAAATAAATAAACAAACAACTTGAAAAAGCAAACTAACGTAAAAGTACACGTTGCAAAACCTAAGGTTAAACGCCCAAATGTTCACGCAAAAACTAAGGTAAGTAAGTTAAAAAATAGTAAAAATTATTTAAAAACATACAAAGGGCAAGGCTAAAAACATAAAAATCGCAAAATGCGTTTAAATAGCGTTTTTAAGCGATTTAAGACACTTTAGCTATAAAGCTAAGTAAATATATTAAAAATAAAAGATAATAAAAAACCCTTATTTAACAAGGGTTACAGGGCATAAAAAAAAGTACGTTAAAATTAAATTTTATTTATGAAAAGTCGAAAAATTTTTGTTACGCCAAGTAAAACAAGCCCGAAGGGTGGTAGACGCGGTTGCCTATGTAAAGACGGAACGTATAAATCAAAATGCTGCGATGGAAGTTTACAAGCGCAGGGCGTAGGTAGTTTGGTTAATCAAGGTAACAATACTTAAAAAAGGAACAAAGAAATAATAAATAAGTTAATAAGCTATGATAAACAATATTTTAAAGAAAATTGAAAAAGCTAATGAAGTTCAAAAAGTTGAACTTGAAAAGCACGAAGTTGAGTTGGCAAACATTAATCAATTAGTTCAAGAAATTAATAAAGCTGAAAAATCATTAACACAATTTAATTCATTATATGAAAAGGTTAATGCATTAAAACCACAAATAGTAAAATTAGGAGATGAAATCGTATCCGCTCAAAATAAGATGAATACAATGGCAGGAACTTTTGAAAAACAATTTGCTGAATTAGGTTTAAAATTTTCTGATTCAACTGAATTTAAAAGAGTTTCAAATTTTATGTCAGTTTCAAGAATGGTAGGAGATATGACACGTTACATTAAACAAGTATAAATAAAAACAAAAATGGCAAATACACTATTAAACAAAGTAAGAGAACTTTTAGGAATGGAAGTTAAATTAGAAACAATGAAATTAGCGGATGGCGTTACGGTTTTAGAAGCTGAAGTTTTTGAAGCCGAAAACGAAGTCTTTGTAGTAACAGAAGACGAACAAAAAATACCCGTTCCAGTTGGGGAATACGAATTAGAAGACGGGCGTATTATGGTAGTGGTAGAAGAAGGTATTATTTCCGAAGTAAAAGAAAAAGAAGAAGAAGTAGAGGAAGCGCCTGAAGATATTACGCCTGAAGAAGAAGAAACGAAAAAAGAAAGAGAAATGTACGACGAAACGACAAAAGTTAAAAAAACTATTGAATCCGTTGTGAAAGAAACATTTTTTTCAGAAATGGAAACACTAAAAAAAGAAAACGAAGAATTAAAAGCACAAATAGAAAAACTTTCTAAAGTAGCAAAAGACGAAGAAACAGATGTCGAACTTTCAGATATAAAACCTATTGCTTTTAATCCCGAAAATGAAAATAAATCCGAAGTATTACAATACGGTTCTAAAAGACCTAAAAGCACTATGGATACAATATTAGAAAAATTAAATAATTAAAATAAAATAAAATGGCTACAACAACTTCAATTACAACAACCTACGCAGGCGAATTTGCTGGTAAGTATATCGCGGCGGCGTTGTTGTCTGCTCCGACTTTAGAGCAGGGGGGTATAACTATTCACCCGAACGTAAAGTTTAAACAAGTAATTCAAAAAGTTGGAACGGATGACATTATCGCCAACGCTGGTTGCGATTTTGCCGCTACGTCAACTATTACATTAACTGAAAAAGTTTTACAACCTGAAGAATTCCAAGTAAATTTACAACTTTGTAAAAAAGATTTTTATTCTACTTGGCAATCAATTGAAATGGGTTTTTCTGCTTTTTCTGTAATGCCTAAGTCTTTTACAGATTTTCTTATTGCACACGTTGCTGAAAAAGTAGCTTCTTCAATGGAATCAACTATTTGGACGGGCGTTAATGCAACTGCGGGACAATTTGCAGGTTTAACAACTCAATTATCAACTGATGCTGCTTTACCCGCTGCGCAAGAAATTGCAGCTGCTGCTGGTGGCGTAAATTCTGGGAACGTAATTACTGAGGTTGGAAAAATTGTAGATGCTATTCCTTCAAGATTGTACGGACAACCTGATTTAAAACTTTATTTATCTAACAATATCGTTCGTGCTTACGTTCGTGCTTTAGGTGGGTTTGGTGCTTCAGGATTAGGCGCTAACGGTACAAATAACTTAGGTACTCAATGGTATTCAAACGGTTCTTTGTCTTTCGATGGTTTACCAATCTTTATGGCAAACGGATTAGCTGCAAATACTGCTATTGCTTCACAAACTGCTAACTTGCATTTTGCGACAGGATTGCTTAATGACATGAACGAAGTTAAAGTAATTGATATGGCTGATTTAGACGGATCGCAAAACGTACGCGTTGTAATGCGATTTACTGCTGATGCTAAATACGGTTTTGCTGAAGATATCGTTACATACGGGATTGTAAATAGTGCAAACTAATAATTATTACGGCGGTTGTAAAACCGCCATATTGTTAAACTTTTAAAATATAATAAAATGCCTGGATGTGATATTGCAAATGGTAGAATAGAACAATGCAAAGACTCGGTTTCGGGTTTAAAAGCAATCTATTTTATAAATTACGACGATTTAAACCCTGACGACGGTTTAACCTTTGTTCCGAACACTGAAGAAATAGATACTTGGGAACCGTCTGCCGCTTTAGTTTTGTATAAATACGAATTAAAGGGTTCTAACAGTTTTGAAACTACGATAAATTCAAGCAGGGAAAACGGTACAACTTTCTTTCAACAAACGCTTACAATACAATTAAAAAGACAAGACGTTGCGACGCATAAAAACGTAAAAATGTTAGCTTGGGGAAGACCAAGAATTGTTGTACGTTCAATGACAGACCAATTCTTTTTAATGGGACTTACACAAGGGGCTGATGTAACCGCTGGGACGGTTTCGAGTGGAAGCGCCTTAGGTGATTTCAATGGTTATAATTTGACTTTCGAAGCCAATGAGATAAGTCCCGCCAACTTTATTGATTGCGACAATGAGGATCAATTAAAAGCGGTGTTTACTTTTGATGGTAGCCCCGCAACTATTGAAATAGATTAATAAATTCAATTTTACTAAATTAAACCCTTGCAATAGCAGGGGTTTTTTTTTATATGGTACAAAACGCAAGTTAATTCGTTTATTAATTATGATTATATTAACAACGGACACTTCAGAACAAAATATTTATTTTATACCAAGAAGCGTTGGGTTCGATTACGTTGGTATTACGGATGACCAAACAAACGTAACAGTAGAATTAGAGGATTATATTTACACGCAAGGGGATTATTACCACACGTTTGAAGCTGAATTTAATTTAGTAGAAAACCGTTTTTACGATATAGTTTTTTTAAATGGTACTGCGGTAGTTTATAAAGATAGGATATTTTGTACTGACCAAAATATTTCTACCTTTACAGTTAATAATAATCAATATACAACTAATTCAACTACGAATGAATTTATAGTTTATGAATAATATACACGTTTTAGAATTAAGTACATATACAGCACCAGTAATTCAAGAATCAAAAAAAGACGCTTGGGTTGAATTTGGGGAGCAGGATAGTTATTATGATTTAATTATAGATTCGTACACAAACAGTACGACAAATAATGCAATTATAAATAATGTTTGTCGTTTAATTTACGGACGTGGATTAAGCGCTTTAGATGCAAACAAAAAGCCAAATGATTATGCACAAATGATGGCTTTATTTCATAAGGATTGTTTGCGTAAAATTGTATTAGATAAAAAAATGTTTGGTCAGTTTGCTTTACAAGTGCATTATTCTAAAGACCATAAAAAAATACTAAAGGTTTACCATATTTGCGTTAATTTATTAAGAGCCGAAAAATGCAATAAAGACGGCGAAATAGAGGCATATTATTATTGTGATAATTGGGAAGAAACAAAAAAATATGTACCTAAAAGAATACCGTCTTTTGGTTACTCAAATGAACAAGTAGAAATATTATTTAGCAAACCTTATACGGTAGGTATGAAATATTATGCTTTACCTGATTGGCAGGGCGGTATACCTTATGCTAAATTGGAAGAATCAATAGCGGATTATCTAATAAACGAGGTTCAAAACGGTTTTTCGGGAACGAAAGTAGTTAATTTTAATAACGGCGTTCCGTCAGAAGAACAACAACAAATTATAAAAAGTAAAGTTTTAAATCAATTAACAGGGTCAAGGGGGCAAAAAGTTATAGTAGCTTTTAATAATAATCAAGAAAGTAAAACTACGGTAGACGATTTGCCTTTAAATGACGCTCCTGAACATTACACTTATTTAAGTGAAGAATGCGTAAAAAAAATTATGTTAGCGCATAACATAACAAGCCCTTTATTATTTGGGTTGGGTAGCGCAAATGGTTTTAGTTCAAATGCCGATGAGTTAAAAAACGCTTCTATTTTATTTGATAATATGGTTATTAAACCGATACAAGACGAAATTATAGATGCGTTGAATTGTATTTTACATTATAACAATGTTACTTTAAAATTATTTTTTAAGACCCTGCAACCTTTAGAGTTTGTAGATTTAGAAAATGCACAAAACGAAGAACAAGTTGCCGAAGAAACAGGAACGGAACTAAGTAAGGATTATAAAATAGCACAAGCGTTAATTGACTTAGGCGAAGACGAACCGTATAATTCAATTCTAATAGACGAAAATGAGGTTGACTATGAAACAGATGACCAAGAAAACGAAATGCTTGCTAACGAGCCAAAAAAATCATTTTTAAGCCGTTTGATTAACTTAGTTTCAACTGGCGACAATAGACCAAATATTACAAGCGAACAAGACGAGGTAATAGACGGTATTAAATTTATTACGAGGTATGTTTATGCGGGTAAAGTACACGAAAACACAAGAGAATTTTGTCGTAGAATGATAGCAGCAAATAAAATTTATCGTAAAGAGGATATTATTAATATGGGTAGCGAAGCGGTTAATAAAGGTTGGGGACCAGAAGGTGCGGATAATTATTCTATTTGGTTTTACAAAGGCGGCGGTAATTGCCACCACAGATGGAATAAAAGGGTTTACGCTACATTTAGCGGTAAAGCTATTGATGTAAACAGCAAAGAGTTAAAACAAATTGCTTCGCGTAAAGCTGAAAAATTTGGTTATGTAATTAAGAACCCAAAATTAGTTAGTACGCGCCCCGTTGATATGCCGAACTATGGTTTTTTACCAAGTAACCCGCAACCTAAAAGAAAAATTACAAGATAATGGCTGAAGCTCTACTCATAACAAGGCAAGATGTTATTAAGTTTACCGCGATGAATGGCAACGTAGACACAGATAATTTTATTCAGTTTGTAAAGATTGCTCAAGATATACATTTACAAAATTATTTAGGTACTGAATTATTAAACAAAATAAAACAAGACATTGTTGACGAAGATTTAACAGGAAATTATTTATCTTTGACCGTAAATTATTTAAAACCGATGTTAATTCACTGGGCGATGGTTGAATACTTACCTTTTGCAGCTTATACAATAGCAAATAAAGGCGTATACAAACATAATTCTGAAAATGCTACTAATGTAGAAAAAAACGAAATAGATTTTTTAATTGAAAAAGAACGAAGTATTGCGCAGCATTATACCGAACGCTTTATAAGTTATATTTCATTTAATCAAAATTTATTTCCTGAATATAATTTAAACTCAAACGGAGATATGCACCCCGATAGTAATAATAATTATCAAGGTTGGTATTTATGAAACAATACAAAATAAAAGAAGAAAACTTAAAAAAATTAATAATATATTTAAGCAAATATAATGGCAGACGTAAAGATAAGTCAGTTACCAGCAAAGGGAAGTAATATAGCGGCAACCGACCGTATAATGATTTCCGAAGATTCGGGGGGCGGTGCTTTTGCAAGCAAATATGTTACGGGTAGCGAAATTATTAATGTTAAAAAAAATTCATACTCGGTAAAACATACTTTAGTTATAGAAGATGCAAATTGTTTTGTTGAATTAAACTAC